CTCCATTATTCTGAGTATGGATAACTATTGATCGTGAAGCACCATCCGCATTACCAATCATTAAATCAGCTTGTGGCGAACTCGTGCCAATCCCAACATTCCCGCTGCTGTCGATGCGCATGCGTTCTGTGTTGTTATTACTTCCAGACCCGAAAGTAAGTGCGCCACTAGCCCAAATCGAAGAAACCCCCGCTCCTGTATTGTTCATCAACATAGAAGTGGTTGCGTTATCTGTTATCCATACACCAGCACTACCATATGTCCCACTAAGAGATTGCAAAACATTAAGTTTAGCATTCGTAGTACTAAAACCAATCCCGACATTACCCGCTGATGTGATGCGCATGCGTTCTGAGCCGTTGGTCTTAACCTGCATTGAGTTGTTCGCATTGTCGTAAACTATTTGTCCCGCATCAATGTCATCCGCATCCCCCATGTTAATGACGGATGTACTACCCGTCCCAGACGTAAGGGAAATGGACTTATCTCCAGAACCTGTAATATTTATACTGCTAGACAGGTAGAGGTCTTTCCAGCGTATTGTGCTAAAGCCTAAATCCAAAGTTGCATCAGTTTGACCCGTAGAGGTATTATATGGCAAAACACCGTTTACAGCATCGTTAAACCTGATACCTGTATCGCCAGTTCCAATATAAATATCTGTAGAATCAGTCCCAATACTCCCCACAGTGGTGGTGTCTTTAACAAACTCAACAATACTACCATCAGATGTTTCTCTAACAAACTTTGCAGAAATACCACCGTCACGCACTGCTGATATTTTGCCAGCACCTTGGATAGTTATTCCAGCGCCTGTATCACCAGCAGAAGTTTTACCCACCACCAAGTTACCGCTGCTGTCGATGCGCATGGCTTCAGACCAAGAGATTGCAGTGCCAGCCGTACCAGATGCAGCTTGTTGAAATCTTAACTCATTGGCATCAAAGAATATACGAGATGTCCCAGCAGTGGTTTTGTAAACTTCACTGTTGTTTGTCTTAAACACATAATTTGTGCCGATCATACCATCAACACCGCCAGCAGAACGGCCAGCTAAGTTCATTCCACCTTGTTCAAAGTTGCGCCAAGTACCACCAGAGTTTTCTGGGGTTAGACCAATCCCAACATTACCGCTGCTGTCGATGCGCATGCGTTCTGTGCCCGCACCAGAAGTTGTACTACTACCAGTGTAGAACACCACACCTGTAGCTGCATTGAACCCGCCAGCGCCGCCCCCAATGTAAACATTGGAATATGTGCTGTTTGACTGGCCTGATATGACAAACAAATCTTCTTCTGCATTTGTGTAGTGGGGAACCGCGATACCACCATTCTTCAGAGTAGCATCGCTTGTTGAACTCCCTATGAGTATTTGACCATTGTCACCTGCTTTAACAACGTGAAGCCCATCGCTGGTCAAAGTCCCAGTGACATCCAGACCAGTAGAGTTTAAAGCCATTTTTGTACCAGCAGCAGCCCTAAAGGTCATTGTGTCGTTTGAGTTTGTGTAACTCACTGAACCAGCATCAGTGTCAGTATCACCCATGCGTAACTCAGATTCACCCGTGGTAGAAGAGTTTATTAATATTTGACTATAGCTATCGCTTGTTGTTCCAACGGCTAAATAGCCAGCCGTAAGATTACCAGTGATGTCTACACCTGTGCTATCCACTTTAACACGCTGTGTGCCGCCTGTCGTAATGCCAACCTCGTCAGCCGCAGGGAAATAAATGCCTGTGTTAAGATCGCCCGTAGTTGTCAAAGACGGCAACGCATTCGTGCCATCGTCCAGCGAAATAACATCGTTTGCGCTGACAACAATATTCGTGCCGCCAGTCGTGTTGCCGTTAGCTAAAATTTCAGACAGCGTATCAACTGTACCAACCTGACTATCTACATACGCCTTGATTGACTGTTGAGTAGACAACGCAGTGGCGCTGTTCGAGGCCATGTTGTCTTCATCTAAAATTGCAGTGACGGAAACCGAACCCAACCGCAGACTGTCAAAAAACGCATTGTTAAACACGTTCGCAGCTACCGCGCCAGAACCCGCACCGTTAAAGAACACAACCGCTGTCGTACCCGCAGGCACCTCGTAGTCGTTACTCGCGTTATATGTCCCTTGGAAAAGCAAAATACTGCGCGAACCAGACAGGTTATTCCGCACATAGATAATCTTTTCCGAGTCATTCGGAGTAAGCTGCACAAACGCAGTGCCTCCCAAATCCCCGCCATCGCCAAAAATAACCAAACGATTACGTCCATTAGAAGACGCGCCATCGCTGATCGGCAACGTATTAGGAGAACCAGAAGACCCCGTGGCGGCAAGCGTTACAGACACTTGACCGTCAAGCGCGGTATCCAGCAATTCAAAGTTCGTGTTCGTTGTATCGCCCCATGTACCAGACTGTTCGCCTGTGCCGATGAGTTCGATACCGTTATTCAGTGTATATGTACTAGGCATGTTTTTATCCTATGCTGCTATGTCATCCCAGCCCGGAGTTTGAGACGGTGTTTCGTCACTCCATGCTGGGGTGGAAGATGGTGTTACGGGATTATAGCTCGGATTTTGATTTGGAACAATACGTCCCCAAACAAGGACAGGTGTTATCTCTCCAGTCCCAACAACTCCTACAGGAAATACAGTGCATCCAAGACTAAACCCTGCAATTTCCCCAACTTGTCCCGCGGCGCTTACGCCAGTTACGTCAACCTCTAAAACAAGATCAACTGTTACTGATCCTACATTTGCGGAACCAGACACTCCAGTAACAGAAATATTAGCATCTGAGGTCGTAGTCACTGATCCCACAGAAGAAATTGATTGATCTGGAGCAGTTACAGGAATGTTTCCGTCTGCTGTTACCGCTGCCGATCCTATATCTGAAGTCGCGGATAAGCCCGTAGGAGACACATTAGCTTTTGCAACAACGATGACAGAACCGACTGTCCCTGTGCCTTCAAGACCAGTGACCGGAGCGTTAGCTCCAGCAGTTACGGTCGCAGAACCAACATCTGAAGTCGATGATAAGCCTGTAACGTCAACAGTTACGCCCTGTTGTACGCCTGCCTCCCCAACCTCTCCTGTTGCGGAAATACCTGTGGCAAAGATATTGGCATTTCCTATAACACTGGCTATCGAACCAGTAGAGCCGATTGCGGAAACACCTGTGACTGAAACATCTGCACCCGCTGTAACCAAAACTGAATTAACAGCACTTACAGCAGTCAACCCTGTTAAAGTGACATTTGCATTGGCAATAACTGAAACAGAATTAATTTGCCCTGTAGCACCTACGCCTGTTGGAGAAACATTTGCATTGGCAATAACTGAAACAGAATTAATTTGTCCTGTGGCACCTACACCTGTTGGAGAAACATTTGCTTCTGCAACAATAGTTACGGACCCAACACTACCTGTGGCATCAATTCCTGTAACAGGAACATCGCTTGCTCCCGATATAGTAACTGAACCAATTTGGCCTGTAGCAGAAACACCTGTAACTGTTACAGGGAGTGGATTGCTCCAAGCTCCTTCAGACCATGTGCCGCGACCCCAACCTGCAATAAGTGCCATTTTGTACGCCTAAAACTTAGGCTATACGAACAATAGCGGTACTCGCATCTGCTGTTGGGAATACGATGGTGAAATCACCCGCGGTTGACGTTTTATCTGCACCAAAATCTAACACGCAAACAGTGCGGTTGCCATTTGTTGAGTTGTAAATCAACGCGCCACGAGCAGTAATCGTTGCCGAGCTAAACGTTAAATTTGCAAAATCAATAAACGCCGTTGTTCCGCTAGTAGTCGGATCAATGTTAGTCAACGTACCGCCCCCCGCAGAATAACCTGTTCCACTTACCTCGTTAGTGGCCGTGTAAACGGTTGTTGCTGCTGTAAACGAAGCACTGTTTGTATATAACGCAAGTTTGTAGGTGTTCCCTCCGCTTGCGTTAAAATCATGCAGACCTTCAAGAACTTCTTTCTTGAAAGAAGTGCATAAATAGTTTCCTGAAAAAGCCATTTGTAGTCTCCTTACGTTCTAGGTTTGCGAATAACGCCATAACGATACTCGTCAATAGTTTCTTGGGCTTCACCCAAATTCTTTAGACGACCAACAGCTTCGCCGTACCGCTGCATGTACATCTGCATTAAATTAGGATCCCCTTTCATAAACGTATACGCTTCAACCAAGGATCCATATAACAGCGCAATTTCTGCGTTTTGTGACAACCAACTTGTACCACTATCTGCCCCCGCAGTCAAAGAGGCTGGGCGATACAGATAATGTATGTCCACAGTGTAGTTAGCGTTAGGAGTTGGAGCCAAAATAAAGTTATCAACGTCGAACTGGGCGTAGTATCTCGGTTGTCCCGTCGTCGTCGGATCGGGGGTGTATGTCTGTACAAAGTCTAAGTCCTTAAATAACAGGAACTCAGCATCCCCACTCACATCAATGCTCAACGAAAACGGAGCAAGAAAATCAGACGGAGCAGCCAAATACTGATTTCCCGTCGTCATAGTCCCCGCTTGATTCTTTTGAAACAGATTTAGCTGCACACTTTTAAGTATGCGCTCCTCCGCCAACCTAATAAATAAAGGCAGGTTGTTCACAAACGTTGTCTCGTCGTTCTCGGTGTAATCCTGAATGGCTTGCTTCAGTTCGCCGTATGTCATTGTCATGTTGTCACCGTCACTATGCCGACCTTACCTATCGCACGAATACGCTCCAATGTAGGCGCTTCGACGGTCGGAGTGTCAACGTACACCTGTAATGCTTCTGCTTGATCTGGTCGTGGATTACGAAGAGCCTGCGGATCTGGAGAAGCTTTAGGAGGAAATAATTGTGGGTGCTTGGGATCAAACTCGTCAGGACCTACCTTGGCACCTGTCCACTCAACCTGCATCTCACGCAGACGGTAACGGCGACCAGACCGATCAGATATTCCCCATGCGTGTTTACCCGATGCGTATGGCATTAGACCCTCAAATAACGAATGCTAGGCTGCAACTTCAACGGAACTCGATCCTCGTCCTCGTCAGCAGCGCGTTGGAATTCTTCCTCGTATACAGACTTTAAAAGCTGTAGACGCTCTGGAGCCCGCTTCATCGCAAGATAGTAAGCAAGACCAGCAACCATACAAGGATAAAACCTAAAAGGCATGTCAGTAGTGTTGACAAGATTATCTGCGTCCTCAATCCGTTGCACATAGTAGTAGATAATTTGATCCGTAGAGTTCTCAGGAACAGCCCATAAGTTAATTACAGGATTAATCTGCCTATTGAACCAAAACTGACTAGGCCGACCCTGAGTCGTTTTGTTAGGCAAAGTAACGTAATCCCCACGACTGATCCGTTGAACTTCATAGTCCGTATTGTCCCTGCGAAGAACAATTTCCAAGACATCAACTACATCCGGCAGCAATGTTTCCGCAGCTTGACCTTGCGTAAGGGTGATCGTCCCTTGCTCAACGGTCCACATGTTGATCCCACGGTTTGCCCAATCCGCAAACATCAGGTTCAAGGACCGACGCGCTGTCCGCGCATCGTAGCCAGTGCGAACTTCTAATCCGCACCGCTCATATGCTTCCTCGATTATCTCACCGACATCGAGATTAAAGTCTCTTGATCCTGAAGTTGCCATATCGTTAACTCATGTTTGTGTCACGAACGCCGCGACCAGCCATTACACAACCACCATTCATGTAGCCGACTTTACCACCACGCATCATCTTAACGGGACCTCCGCGCATCATGCCAATTTTGTTTGGATTTTTTCCCATGTTTTTTACTGCTTCGGGAGCTTCCTTTGCTAAAGCCGCTAATCCTGGTTCTTTCGATTTACTGATCATTTTACCTGGCATTTTATATACTCCTGTTTCTACGGCCTAAGATGTGCCGTTCGTAGTCTTGGGGATCATAGTTCGTATAATACCCTAGTTTTTCCAACTTTGCAGCAGCATTTTCTAACTCAGACCAACGCTGTATAAAAACAATGGCAT